CCGCCCCAAATGCATCCATATTTATGAGCAAGAGCCCTAATCATTGGAACCTTCAATGGGTCAAAAGTATTTGTTTGCCCCAAGGGATGCTTGGAAGCATTTAGATCTAAAGCCGTGCCCGATGAGTGATTGCTGAGCTTTGTAGTTTCCCCACGGATTGGCCGGTAACAATATCCCCAATCATCAAGTGAACCAACATCAAGCGGCTCAATCAGCTCATGAAATTCAGCAGCCAATCCAATGAGCAGGGGCGCCACCGCCTCCGCACAACGCAGTTTGATTGCCGTGCCTGGCACTAGATAGGACTTTACGCCTATCTCAGCCTGATCCTTAGATGCTGGCCAGCCGTTATAACTAGTCTGCATTAATTATCGGTGTGGATAGGGCCAATTGTTGACTTTCATAAAATGATTTTGGCATTGAAGTGTATTCTCCATTGCCTCTGTCTATAATGGCGTGCTCTACTTCATCAACAATCACAAAAATTACATTGTCCATTCTCATCTCCTATAATTCTGCGTTAAACGCGATGTATGCACTTGCACTGTTAGCCCCACGCAAGATGTAAAAATAATCCGCAGTTGTGGCATTGGCGTGCGTTGAAGTACTGCCGCCAATAGTTGTCGTTGTTGTGCTTGTGTTCAAGGTCAAAGCGCTTACTGCAAGAGCGACTGTTGATGAATAAACTTGCAAGGTTGAAAAATCAATAGTTGTTGGCACCACTCTCATCGCAACAGGCAAGGAAGTGAGAAAAGTACCAGCCGTAAGACCAGTTGCTATACCAGTTCCCACTGCGCCATAAAGATTAGTGCTTGAGCTTCGATAATAATATCTTTGGCAAGCCGCTAATTCTGAAGCCTGATTTCCTGTTGCAGTTTGGAAAGCCGTTGCAACACTTCCAATTTCCAACATTGTTCCAGTTATCTCATAACCATCGCCAACGGCTAAACCGCCAACAGGAGCAGATGTGTAGCGTACTGAAACTGTTCGAGCAGTTGATGGCACTGTTGCCGTAAGTGTGCAAAATGTCCAATCTGCTGCCGTTGTGCCATAAAGTAGCGTGAAGGTTGTATCACCAATGGTAGTTGTAGGCTTTGTATTATCGGAAGTGCTGTAATACACGCCAGCAGTAAGTGATTTGCTCTTGGCTGTATTTGCAGCGGCTCTTGCATAAAATGAAAAAGTGACAACCTTATTAGCAAAGCGCACACTGTTTACTGTTTCAATGGCTTGGTTAATAGTAATAAACGCATTGGCAGCTGTTTGATTTATGTATTGAGCGTAGGCATCAAAGTTTGCTGGAGGTGTGCTACCTCCTGCGACTGTTTTTTGTGCATAATCAATAACACCACCACGAGTGATATACCATCTATCGGCTGTGTAAGTATTATCAGTGTTGATGCCTGCAATAGTTGCGCCTCTTTGTGAAATTGTAAAAGCTCCGTTGATTAAGCCATTTTTTCCTGCTGAGGTGTTGGCTTGGTAGCGCAATCCTGTTGCGGTTCCACTATCGGCTACGAGACTCTCGCCGTTGTTGCCTACTGCTAGGCGGGCATCGGCTGTTGAGTAAGTAAATAGATCACCCTTGGTTGTAAGAGGCGAAGTACTGTCTGCTGCATCAACTGCAAAGAATATGGCCGCGCTTGTTGAATTAAAATACAAGCTGCCGGCATCGTATTGTTTTAAGGCCAAAGTGCTACTTGTATTCACTGTCGCAGTACCAGCCGTGATTGTGCAAACACCTGCGCCTACATTTTGTATTTGTACTGTGTCACCGGCTGCAAATAGGGCTGTATTAACTGTGATGGTCGTAGCACCTGCCGCGTTCATTTGTACGACTGTTCCGGCATCGGCAGCAACCAAAACATAAGAGGTAGTCTTAGCCGTTGTTGAACCACCGCCCATGGCCGTTTGCTGAAGCGATGTCATTTGGGCTGCCGTAAGTACCTGCCCGGTTGTAAAGGTTTGTTTTGCCATCTTTCCTCCTTAGTAACTCAAAACGCCCAGGTCCAATTGGCCCCATAGTACGCTATCTAAAATGAGCCCATCAATTATGGGTTCAAGTGTCGTCATTTTAACTCGCCAAGAATTTGGAGTGATTTCCATAGACTTGCCAAATACTTGAAGGGTCTTTGTGAGTGTCGTTCCACCTGGTTGATTGGTTGTGATAGTCACTGGATCAAAATAATCAAGATCTAAAGCTGCAATTATGCCTGTATTGTAATTTGCAGTGTATAAGTCCAATTGAATTTCATCGCATCTCACGCTTGTTTCGGCCCTAGAAGCAACATAAGCTTGGGCATAATTCAAAGCGGTTGCAGTATCCTGCATTAATAAATTTTGCTGGTTGTAAGAATGCAAAAAATACTTGGTAATGCTAGCTGCATTAGAACTAGTTTGAGTCGCCAATCCTGTTGCAGTAATGTTGGCCTCATTGTAAACAAGGGTGTCATTTGTAACCCATACGGCGTTAAAGTAATCAATTGCCGTGCCATTGTCATTAAATACAACGGGTGTGGCGGCAACACTTGATGCAGTTAAATTGCGGTCTTGAAAGACAAAACTGCCGGAAGCATCCACATAAAATGCGCCATATTCTGTGGTTTCAATTGTCTGACATGCCGTTAATGCCGTGCGAGCCGTACCGGGATCTGCTTGGACCGTTGTTAAACCAGGGTCAATATCCCTCATAGAATTTGGCCATGAAATGGCATCAAGCAAATTGTTTATTCTTGCGCCCGTTAACTGTCCAGCACTCGTTCCTGATACGGTTGAAATCTGAGCATTCTGAGCCAATCGGAAAGCATCAACGGCCTGGATTGTAGTGTAAACGACATCACCAAGGCTTGATTGCGGAGTTGTCGTACTGTAAGAAGTAATAAATCCACTAAAAATAGGATATGTTACGGATTTGTAAGTGGCAGTTATTTGCACTTTACGCATGGGAGTAAGAAGCTGATAGTAGGGTCCAGAAATGTTCATTGGATTGAAATAGCCATTTTGGTCAACAATGCGCAATGAGAGCGTACCAGTTTGAAATTGATCTGCTTGGGCATTACGGCCCCGCCTAGTATTAATTGAATCCACAACATCAGAAACATCAACAATCACTGCGGCTGCATCGGCCAAAACATTTGTGTCCAAAATTCCTTGATCCAAAATCATGGCTTCAGCAAAACTTGGGCCCGTGCTGAAATTTATGTAAGCATTAATTGTTGGAATTGTCATGCTGGTAAAGCCCCTGCATAAGTTGTCAAATAGCCCCGGCGTGCAATTTCGTTAAGTGCATTTTGCACCGCATCCACAATCACATTTTCATCAGCCATGGATGGCCCAGTATTGACAACAACTGAAATAGTCGCTTTTTGATCAACATTTCGGTCTTTTGATTGGCTTGGGTTGTAATCAGTACCCGGAATAAAAACCGAACTGCCATCAGGCATTTTTGGTGGAATGTTTGTCGGTGGAACATAATTTCGGTCAGGTTGTTGGGTTGGATTAAAGGTAACTCCAGGAACTTTGCCAGTAATATTGGTCAATGCCGTAGCTGCTGAGCCGGCAGATTTGGCTAAATACGCCAAAGCATCGGCAGCCGCTATTTCTAGCTTTAACTTGTCAGCCTGAGCCTTAACCAAGGCATCATTGGCGGCTTGGGCAGTTTTGCCAGTCTCATCAAGAATGGCGATTTGAGCTCGAATGCGTGCTTTTGTTTCCTCATCAGTAGCTTGATTCAATGCTGCATTAAGGCCAATGCGCTCCAAATCAAATTTAGCCTTCAACTTGTCTAAGGCTTCCTGATCCTTCTTCATTTGAGCTTCTTCACGCGTAGCCTTGTTCTTGGCTGCAAGCGTTGCTAATTCTTCTTTTTTCTGTTGAGCCAATTTTTTATTGTATGCAACGGCAGCAGCACGCTCACCAGGGCTTTGTTGAGCAGGTCCGTATTTAGGGCCAGGCTTATTGACTGGGATGATTCCATATTTCAAATCCACACCCGCAAAAAGTGATTTCATGCGTGTAGGAGAAATAAGTGTGGCAATACTTTGAGAGAGTAAATCAATCTTGCTTATTGCTTTGTCTAAATTGCCATCTCCGGCGATTGTGGCAAATGCATCAACCAACGCGCCTCCAATGGTTTCTGAGGCGTTAGCTGCTGCAACATTAAGTTTATCTAGTTTTCCTGCATAAGTAGCAGCAGCCGCAGCAGCTTGGCCAGTGCTGATTTCTGTAATTTTTTTAAGTATGTCCTCAAATGACATGGCCGCTAGTTGTGT